TTGAAGCAAAGATTTCATATTAAACATAATTCTACACAAACCGTTAAATAGTGGTAAGAATGGTTGCAGACGCCACAGGTAGAGTTATTCTTCCAGTACGGGTTATTTACATACTTTTTTTATCGTGACTGTTGCACCAAATAAAGCTTCTTCAGAGAGCAATTCCAATAATCTTAAAAAAGATGATTTTCCAAAGACTGCGCCTGCTGCTTATCCTGTTTTTTTCAGATCTTACAGTAGAAAAACTGCATCTGGCAAAAGGGAGAACTGGAGTGAAGTAGGTGAAAGAAATTTATCGGGCTTAAAAGAATTAGGAAAACTTTCTGATGAAGAATTAATCCTAATGAAAGAGATGCAAAGAAACCAAAAAGCCCAACCTTCAGGGAGATGGTTATGGATTGGAGGAACTCCTTGGATTAACAAAAACCAAAATTTTTCTGGAGCATACAATTGTACTTCAACAAACTTAATTGATTGGGAAGCCTTTGCTTTGATGATGGACTTAGCAATGATGGGCTGTGGAACAGGTGCAATAATTGAGCCTCATTTTATAAATAATCTACCTACGGTAATAAACAAAATAAATATTAAATCAGTAAGTGAAGTTGGAATAACTCCTAAAGATCAAAGAGAAGAAAAATCAACACTAGAAATCAAAGGAAAAGATCTTCATATCAAAGTTGGGGATAGCAGAAGAGGCTGGGTAGATAGCTATAAATATCTTCTTGAGGCATCAAGTAACGAGAGTCTTGAAAGAGAAATTGATGTTTATATTAATTTGGAAGATATCAGGCCTGCTGGAGAATCATTAAAAGGTTTTGGGGGTATGGCAAACCCTATCAAATTAAAAGATCTTTACTCTAGAGTCGCATCACTTCTTGGAAAGGCAATTGGCAGAAAATTAAGTACAGTAGAGTGTTGTTTATTAATTGATGAAGCTGCAGTAACCATAGTTGCTGGGAATATAAGAAGAAGCGCTGGAATGAGACAGTTTGCTTCAGATGATAAGGAAGCAGCATCGGCAAAAGAAAATTTATGGAGTCAAGATGAGAATGGTAATTGGAGAATAGATCCTGAAAAAGATGCCCTCAGGATGGCTAATCATACTAGGGTTTACCATACAAAGCCCACTTACCAAACTGTTTTAGATGCTGTAACAAAACAATTCCATTCAGGTGAGGGAGCTATTCAATTTGCTCCAGAAGCAATCGCAAGGTCAAATGCAGATATTCTCAAAGATGATGAATTGAGAAAGGAATTTATTGAAATCTACTCGGAACAAGGTAAGGATGAAGCGAGGAATTGGATAAATAGTAGTTATGGCCCATTCTCTGAAGAAGAGTTAGACCACAGGATGAGTCGATATGGACTTAACCCTTGTGGGGAGATCTTGGGAAATGATTTCCACTGCAATTTGGCTGAAGTTCATTTAAATCAGATCGATCCAAGCAATTTTGAAGAGCAAAAAAAAGCTTTTAAAGCAGCAGCTCTTTCTGTAGCATGCTTACTTAATCATGAATTTGAAGTTGAGCGTTACAGAAAAAGTAGAGAATATGACCCTATTGTGGGGGTAAGTTTCACTGGATTATTTGATTTTTGTGTCCATGCTTTTGGGACTCCATGGTTGAAATGGTGGGAAGCAGGAAGGCCAAATAGCGAAGAAGGAAAGGCTTTCAAGGAAAAGGAAGCTAAATTCCTAGATTCCTGGAGAAAAATAGTAAAAGAAACTGTCTGGGAATACTGTGATAAACATAATCTAAGAAGACCAAACCGATGTACAACTGTTCAGCCAGCTGGGACTAAAAGTCTTTTAACAGGAGCTGCTCCAGGATGGCATCCACCAAAAGCTCAAAGATTTATTAGAAGAATAACTTTCAGGAAAAATGATCCAATTGCTTTAGCATGCATGGATTATGGTTACTCAGTTGTCCCATCTCAATCTGATAAAGATGAAAATGGCTGTTTACTTGATAATCCATTTGATCCAAGATGTACAGAATGGTTAGTTGAAATCCCCACAGAAGTTAGCTGGGCAAATATAGAGGGTGCAGACCAAATAGACATCAATAATTTCTCAGCATTAGCCCAATTTGATTTTTATATGCAGGTTCAGAAATTTTACACAGAGCATAATACTTCTGCAACCGTAGAATTTAGAGAAAATGAAATAGAGGATCTAGCCAAAGCTATTCATAATGCAATAGAAAATAATGAAGGATATATTTCGGCAGCATTACTAGCTAGATTTAGTGCCAACGCAACTTTCCCGAGATTACCTTTTGAACCAATAAGTAAAGAGGAATATATATCATTACAAAATAAAGTAATAGAGAGGAAAGTTAATAACGATTTCTTTGACGCTCTCAATAAATATGATGTTGGAGAACTATCTGAAGCTGGTCCAGCTGGGTGCGATTCAGATAAGTGCCTGCTTCCTCTGGCTAAACCGAAAGATTAAGTTTTAAATTATTTGTAAATAAAAAATATAAATTAGTTTTTAAATATTTAATTTATGGCTACCTCTTAAATAGGGACATAAATTATTTATGACATTAAGCTTAAATATAGGGAACTTATTTAATGATTCCTCTAGTCATGCTTTAGTGGATGAGCTACGAAAAAGGACCTCAGAAGAAGAAATATTAAACTTTGAAGAAAAATTTAATTCCAAAAATGAAAAAAATCTACACATATACATATGTAGATTTCTAAAAAATAGATCAATATCCAGGGGACTTGCTTCTAAATGGTTAGTAACAATAATCAAAAACAAAGAATCAAAAATTAATGCTTTGCAAAAATTAAATACTTAAGTAAGAGCTGAAAGTTTCCACAGAGCAATTCCAAAAATTGAGAATCCCATAATAAAGGTAAAAGCTAAAGCATTTACCAATTGAACCTTATCGTTCATTCTATTTGCGAATGGTAGTAATTGAGCAAATAATGGAGTCTCTTCAACTATTGCTGATTTTTTTACTGTAGGTTTTTTGCTTCTAGAAAACATAAAACAAATTTTATAATCTTAAGAATTTTACATTTAAAAGCTCATTAAATAAAAATTACTTCTCAAAAACGAACAAAATGTAACCTGTAAGCAATTACACAGGAATAATGCATAAATATTTTTACAAGAAACGTAATCTATCATTAATATATTAATTTTATTAATTAAAGAGCTAGACAAATAATTTTCTTGAATGTTACTATGAATTTGTAGCAACCACTACCAAAACGTTCAACTTGCGTTTAGCAAGCCGCAAATCGACTTAAGCCATGGAACGGGGACTTAAGCGAAACCGGAGCTTAAAAAATGACTCTAATTTACAGAGGACAAAAGTACATCCAGAACAAAGAAGCAGCTAAGAAGCAGCATAATGAACTTACTTATAGAGGCAAAGCTTATACAAGTTAGTTTTTTAACTACTTAAATATACAAAGCCACTTTTAGTGGCTTTTTTAATGCCCAATCTTAGCCTTAAAAAAAACTTAATACTTCTCAAAAGCATTAAAATAATATGATTCAATTGCATTTATAGATTTGATAACCATGGCAGACCAGAAACCTTTATTTAAAGCACCTTATGACATAAAAGATGTCAGTGCTCTTTTCGCTATAGTTGCCTTCGTATTAATAATCGCTGCCATAGTTGGTAATAACTTATTTGGTTTATTTCAAGAAAATGTGAATTTCGGATAGTGTTATTAGTAAGCGATTAATATTTATTAAACAAGCTCAATTGCATAAATAATATCCTTACAATTATTTTTTTTGTCCCACTCTTTAGCTGCATCTGAAGTCATTTCAGCTTCAAGTGCTTCCATATCTAAGACATTCATTAGTAAATGAGATTTATGCTCGCCAGCTTGTACGAACTCATATTCTGAAACTACTTCTTGACCCATTGCTGTTATAAATCCAGAAACGTCGGTTTTGAATTTTTCAAATGTGCAGCTAAAAGTTGAAATGATGAGTGTGTTCATAAAAAAAGGAGCTATTTGCTCCTTATTTTATATTGAATTTCAATTGCTAACTATGAGTAGACTTTGGCGACTATTGAACCAGCTTCTTCATCAGTAAATACGGGTGTGGTCTCCCAATTAAGGAATTCACCCCATTCAGCTGCATGCTGATATATCGCTTTTGGATCATCTGTCTTTAATACTATCCACCCTTCTAGAGATCCTGGCGCATGATATCTTCCAATCATCTCAACTCCAGGATAATCTCCTCCTCCTCCAAGAAATTTCTCCGCACCTTTTTGATGATATCCAGTCTTAAATGACCAATGCTGAACGTAAAGCATTTTGTATTTTGTATAGGCTTTCTATTAGTAGCAAGAAAAAAAATTTTTGAAAATAAATATTGTTAATTGCCATTTTTTTATTTTCTTTTTCCAATTGTTTAAAACATAACTTAAATATTGAAGTGGGAAAATATATTGACAGTCGATATAAAATAAGGGGCAATTAGCTCATTTTTTTGTGAACACATTAATAGTTTCAACTTTTGATTGTACTTTTGAAGATTTTGATAAATTTGTAGCCGATTTCCATGAAAAGGAGGGACATAAATATGTCGAAGAATATGAACTCATCAAGGTAAATGAACATAAAAGTCACTTAATACTTAAAGTCAAGGATTTAGGAGGATTTGCAGCGGCTACTAGTACTCCACAGATGAAGGAGTGGGATAAAGAAAATGGACATAAAGACATTTGTTATTCACTAACTCCAGTTGAATAAATGAAACGCTTACTACTCTCACTACTAGTTGCACTTACTATTCCTATTTCAGTTAAAGGCAATGAATGGATTGAAACTTAATTTACATTCTTTTCTAGGTTTGCTTATATATGTTTCCATCAAAAATTTAGATAAAGTACCTATTTTTTCCTATTTATTTAAAGGTTATTCTTTTGAGCAAATAACAGAATTAATCCAATGATGAAACTTGCGATCATTTTCTTACCAGTTCTCTTTGCAGTTATTTGGGCCGCTTTTGTTGGGTTAAGAATAAATAAAGTAGAAGTTAGAGATGGAAAAAGAAAATTAATTAATTACTAAAAATAGCCATTTATTTTTGAGGAGTTTTACTTATTTATTTTTCTATGTATATAGGTCTAAATTAAAATTAGTTATTAGTTATTTATGAAAACTAAAAAAGAACAGGCACAAAATAAAAGAGATGTTATTGATAGATTTTCAAGAATTTTATGGAGAAAAGAAGTAGGCGATTTGAAATATACAACTAAATAAAAACATATTAAAAAGGGATCTCTTCTTGAAAGCTAGATTTAGTTTTAATCATACCTATGATTTGTAAGACAACTTGACGTGCAGTTCAGGATCAGTGCCGAAAAATTTAACCATCTTTTGATATAATTAAAAGGCTAAAAATTTAATTTTTCTGCCTGGAGGGGTGGTCGAGTGGTTTAAGGCTCTAGTCTTGAAAACTAGCGTGTCTGCAAGGGCACCGTGGGTTCGAATCCCACCCCCTCCGTACTCAAATCCATTGATATAACTACAATCTTAGTTAACAGACTCTACTAAAATAGGGTCTTTTTTATTGTCTATCTGTTGCCACTTTGTTGCCAATTTCCTTGCATTTCGGCAAGTTTTCTGTAATCATCTGAAGAAAAGTGGCTCACTTTCGGCTCACCCATCTTCAGAAATAGATCTTAGAAATGTCCTCTAGTCTCAAGAACCAGCGACTAAAAACAATAGAGATGATTTCATCTATTAATAAAGATTTGCGATCCAAGGGGCATAAATTAACCTTAGAAGTTAGAAAAGATACTATTGCAATTCGTGGAACTTTTCCTATGAAAAATGGGGAAAGAAAAAGGATGTATATTTCAACTGGACTAAAAGCAGATCCAAAATCTCCACCACTTGCAGAAATAAGATCTATTGCATTATTAACAGCTATAAAAGAAACTGGTTCAGTTCCTGATCCATTACCTTGGGAAAATAAAAAAGTAGATAAATCTGGTTATCCAAAAATTTTAGTAAAAGATGCAATCCTTCAATTAAAAGAAGAATTTTTTGGAGTTGATACTAAGAATCCAATATCAAGAAATAACACTTGGAAAACTATGGAATATGGATTTGAAAAATTAAATCCTGATGCTTATTTAACTTCAGATTATTTAGCTTCAATGATTATCGAAGGATCAAAAAATCAAGATGGAGTAACTATGGATAATACAAAAAAGAAGTTGAAGCAATACTATAAAAGACTTGGAAATCTTGTTGGATTACCAGACATAAAAACCTTAGACAAAATTGAAGTTGTATATGAACCACCTATAAGAAATGCACCAGATATGAAGGATCTATTGGATCTAGCAGTTGAATCAATATCGCATGATAGATATGGCTGGTTAACAGCTTGCATGATTATTTATGGTTGTAGACCCAGCGAAACATTTAGCTTAATTCCTAATCCAAATGGCACAGCGAAAGTACTAACAATTAAAAAGAAAAAAGGATTACCAACTTGGAGAACCACTATGGCTATTCCAAAAGATTTTCCTGAAAAATTAAATTTATTCCAAATTTCTAGACCGATAGAATTTAAAAATCCTTCTGATTTTGATCCAGTTGCATCTAAAAAAATCACAGACCAATGGGGAAGATGGATTAAAAAATATGATCCTGAACTTCAACTTTATGATCTAAGACATAGCTGGGCTAGAAGAAGCATTATTGAAGGAGTACCCAGCGGACTAGCTTCCAAATGTTTAGGACATTCAATAACAGTATTTGAAAAAACTTATTTATCAACCACTTCAGAAAAAGATGTTGTTGATTATCTCAATAGAAATTAATCCTTATGTTGGTATAAATCTATGACTTTTCTACCTTCAACTTGATACATTCTTTCTCTAAATTCATCCATATCTTCTCTGAAGTTTTTATCAGTAAATCCTTTATCAACTATCCTGAAGAAACTTTCAAAAAGTGGTGCTTTAACGTAAGGCTTAACTTTAGGATCTAATATCATCTTCAACATTTCATCCGCTACTTTTGGAGATGCTTGAGCCAGATAAAAATAAGATTGATCCAGATGATCTTCAACTTTTTCTTTTAAATAATTCCTAGCTTCCTTGTTCTCTCTCATCCAATCTCGAAGGGTGCTGTAAGCAACCCCACCAGCCTTGGCACATTCTTTCCAAGTCTTTCCTTTTACTCTATGAGCAAGTGCAGTTTTAATAGCTGGGGTTAGTTCACTCTCAGAAATCGAAGGTCTACCCCTACTTAGCGAAGTCATTAATCAATCCTTCCGTGGTACTTCATTCGGTTTCTTATAACTTGATCCATTGTCTGACCCTGACTTTCCAATGCAAGTTTTTGGATAAGTGGCATATTCCTTCTCTGTTCATTTACTCTTTGCTGTTCTTCTTGCCTTGCTTTAGATTCAGCTATCTTCTTCTCCAACTGCTCATTCTCAAACTGAGCTTTTGCAGTTTCAATCTTTTGGGCTTCAAATTCGTAGCCGAACTTTCTAAGCCTATCGGCATCTTCAACCCATAAATTAGAATTTCTGATCCGCATTTCTAGATCTGCTGGTAACTGTCCAGAATCAACAGAAGTCTTAAATAGATTCTGATACAACTTTGGAGATTCACTTCTCATAATCTCTTGTTCAGTAATACTCAGATCATTTGGTTTCTTTGGAAGTGGTGGAACTTCATTCTTAAAATTAGCTGTCCAGAATTGATTAAATTCTTCTAAATTGTGATTTCTCATAATTAATTTAGTAATAAATAACTTTTGGAGGTCTTTCTGCGTGGGTGTTATCTATGTTGGGTGCTCTTTCATACATCAAAGTTGATGGAGAACAGTTCCTTTTTTGACATTGGTAATAACACCAGACAGCCCAATCTTCAGCATCCTGACTAGAATAAGGAAATAATTTGTTGCCACAAGATAAGCATCTTCTTTGTAATGACATACTTGGATCTAGTGGATTCATTTCTTTATACTTAAAGAAGTAAGATGTTAACCTTATTATAATAATTTTTCCTATCAATAAACTGTATTATTTATTATTTTGCTAAAGTTTTACTAAATGTTATTTTTGACCCTACTTGTTGACTAATTTATCATTTTGTTTTATTATTTTGTATAAGTAAGTTCCCCGTAGGCCGATAAATTTTTGTACTTTTTGTTACTCTCCCCCCTCTAAATAGTCAAGACAGAATAACTAATATGTAATATCACTTTTTGTAGTAATACTAATATTTTTATTGCCTATCTTTTCGGCTTAATTGATAATTAATAATTAATATCTATTCACTAAATAACACTATTAATAAGAATAATTAGTTCGTAAAATACTAGTAATACGAACTTCAGTTGCTGGGAGATCGTATTAGGAACCTAATTAACTTTAAAAATGGAAAAACACATTCAATTAAGAGAAGATCTTATTGATGACTTATCAAACTATGACAAAGATTATCTAATCAAATCTTTAATCTGTTTCCTTCCACAGTCTCAACTGGAAGAATTAAAAGATTCTATTGATAGGGAGATCTTTTAATGAAGATAAACAGACAAGGTAAGAGTAGAACTTTATCTACTGAAGAACTGGATCTGGTTAATAATTATCTTCCAACTGAAAAACATAAACTTATTAGTTTAGTTCTTAGAAAAACTGCGGGGAGAATCTCAGAAGTAGTTGCACTTAGATATGAAAATCTAACATCAGGAACTATTTTATTTCCCAAAGAAATAACAAAAGGAAAATTAAAACCTAGAGAAATTCCAATTTCGAAAGATTTATTCCTTAAGTTACAAGAATGGAAGGTTAATTGTATGAATCAGGGAGAAGAAGTTTCTCCCAAAGATTTCATATTTAAAGGCCGAAATGGTCACATAACATCTAGAGCATTTCAGAAAGTTCTATCTAGTGCCGTATTAAAGGCCGATTTAAAGGGTTTCAGTAGTCACGGCTATAGGAGAAGTTCCCTGAGTGCTGGAAGTGATGCTGGAATCCCAATAAGGCACTTGGCCGAATTATCGGGTCATCAATCAATGGCGGTGCTTCAGGAATATTTGACAGTTAAAAGATCACATCTTGAAAAAGCTGTTGAATCATTTGCTTAAAAATTCCCTATAAAGGCCGATTTTGATACATACAAACACACCCAACAAAACTAACAGCCCCCTTAGAAGCCAATCTGAAGGGGCTATTTTTATACTTTTTGCTCAATTTTTAAATATAAACTCCAAGGATTCCTATCTTCCACTTCTGGTAATGATTCCCCCTTGTTTTCATCAGCTACAACCATTTTCAATTCTGGTGGATTTTCTTTTAGCTGGACTTGATCCAACCTTCTAGACATATTTAATAGTTCTTTTTTATAACTCATAAGACTTCAGATTTTTTTTCTACACACCAATTCTAATGTCTTTAAATACGAAAAAATAGCTTAAATTAAATAATTTTGAATCAGATTAATCATCTATGTGAGATGTTGAAACTACTGCACCATCAAAGAAGTTGGCTAATTGCTCAGATGACTCGGATGTTTTGCTCAGTTCACAGCGGATAGCCTTGGGCGGTTGTCTGTGTGTTGTAATTATTTCTTCTTTTTTATCTGAGATCTGAGATGGAGAAGGAGTAATAACTGCTGTCGCTGTGGTTTGGGGGGCATCAGATAAAACCTTTTGATCTGAGTTATCCGAGATCTTTTTGGGTTTATGCCAATATCTATGTCTCATGCCATTTACAACAGTTTGATTTTTATCCTGAACACATCCAAGTTCTCTTAAAACTTTTGATGCTTCTCTAGAATCACTAGTCTTGATATTTTCTTTAGTTCTTAACTCAGCACCAACAAGTGCATGATGAGTTGTAAAAGTATCTGGTGCAGAAAATCTAAACCACTTCTGGATTGGTTCAAAGAATACAGATTCTTCTTTATATCCTAAATTCCTTCTTTGGTTCTCCTTTTCTAATTCTTTAGTTAAGTAAGGTTTAGTTCCTTTTCTATATTCTAAAATTGCAGTTTTTATAATTCTATCTCTATCAGCTTTAATCCTATCCAGATCAATCATCCCTCCATCTAGATGTGATAGATCAACTACTAAAACTCTTCTTGATCCAGTTTCATCCTTCAAGAAAAAAGAATCATTAACACTTGCACAGATAAGACCAGTTCTTTTATGTTTCGATTGAGATCGGTGGTAAGGCTTTCTAAATAGATCTATTGATGAACTCAGCAAGGCTTTAAAATCTCCAACAGCTTTTTTAGATACTGTTGCTTCCAACTCAGCGAACTCATAAATCCAGCAAGTATTTATTGTTGTAAGTAGTTCATTATCTTTACTTTGTGGAGTATCGTTGAAATTTTCTTCCCCAGCGATAACTTTAAAAAATGTAGATTTTCCAATCCCCTGGCCACCCCTTAACGTCAAACAATCATCATATTTACTGCCTGGCTGAAATACTCTCATCACTAATCCGATAAACCAGCATTTCATTATTTCGTCATATAAAGGATCAGTTGTTCCAAAATATTCAGATGCAAATCCTCCAAGATCTATAGGAGTAATTGTTGTATCATTTTCGATTTTGTTTAAATAATCTTTAATTGGGTTATAAGAATTTAATTGTGCAGAAAATAGAAAAGCATCTTGAGATTTATGCTTATCAACTGTCCAGCCGATCTTACTTAACAACACATAAAGTAGTTCTAACTGAAAAGGATCAACAACAACTCCATCTAGTTCAGGTTGTAAGGTTATCAAGTTGTATTTCAACCTATCTCCCCAACATTCAGACATCATCCCAGCTAGATCTCCAACTTTAATATTTTGATGATTCTCCTCCCCGTTGGTTCCAGTAACGTAGCCAGAAGTTAAATCAGAAATTGGAATTAAATCAGACATTACGCCACCTCCTGAAATTTAATTGGGTTGGTGTGGGTTTATGTTTGGTGTAAATACTGAAAGTTCCTATTGCTGGCTCATCCTTAAATCTGCAAAATGCCCATTGATCTCCCCAATCACTTGTAATTACTTCTCCAACAGCAAGATTAGATTCAGGAGAAAATGAGTTCCCGTGGAAGCATCTTATAGTTTGCTCATCTTTGTGGATTGAACAGATGCTGTGGCTATTTCTTCCGCAGATCGGACAAAATGGAAGCCTATTCCAATCCTTGCCAAGTGATCTTGCACCTGTAGGATTAACATTTTTTTCTTGATGTTTATAAACTTCTTCTAAAATTATTTGCCACTCTTTATCCGTTGGCTTCCGTAACTTATCAACTCCAAAACTTTCGGCACTATAGTATTCTCCACCAGACTTAAAATGCTTCCCAGCGATAATACATTGACGTTGATGAGTTAAGAAGAACTCAACAGCATCATTAGATTGATTCCATCTAGAAGTTCTTACTTTAAATTGGAACTCTTGTAATCCATATTGATTCTCTGGTAGTTGCTCAATCTGTTTGGAGTCTGGAATAAAGAATCTTTTAAAATGATATGGAGATGTATCTCTATGAACTTCCCAAGTTGCTGGCTGAGTCAGTAAACCTTTAAACCTAGCCCAGCGGACAGCAGTTTCTCCATCAATATCGGCACAGAATATGTTTTCTAATCTCAGACCAACAGCATAAGCATTATTTATTTTTGCAAGTTCTTCAACAGTAAATCCTTTATGAAGTTGCCACTTACTAAGCATTGGTGCTTTCTTATCATCTCCCCAACCAATAGGAAGCAATACATTACTTTTGGCTAATTCTTTATAAGGTTGTAATTGTTGTAAATTCAGCATTAGAATAACAATGATTAATAAAAAACTTTTTAAGGAGACTTTGAGTGGTTGCTTAGTCTCCTTTTTCTTTTACAGAATTTTCTCCAGATCCAGACCTAATTCTTCAGCCCCTTTAGACATCAACACCCGTGCTAGTTCGCTGGGATTACTTTTGTAGGTCATAGCGTGGATCCGTAGATTCACAGAAGCAATCTGACTAACCCTTAAACCAATATGAGTATTAATTGGAAGATGGATTTCCCTTTTCCTTCTGGACTCGATGGCATCTTTGACAGACGTTAACATTGTTTATATTTAGTAGGTTAACTTTGGCTACTATATATAAAATATGCCGAATATTAGATGTTAACCTGAAGCTAAAGATTTCCCGAAATAGCGAAGTTTAAAATAAGTTCAGACAGCTTTACAGCCTTACAATTTGCCACTTCTTGTTCTCTCATTTTGTGCATCCAACCTCTACCATATTTAGATTGATCTAGATCGTGAGTTTCGCAATAACACATTAAATCTATATGCCTACCTTCTTGGACTTCTTTAACTCTTGCACAGACCCATTCCCTAGCTGGTTTGTTAGTCCAGCTAGAGAAATCAGTATCAACTAAAAGATCTGCACCTTCACACCTTTTCAATAATTTCATCCTTGCTTCTCTACGTTTCTTGTCTCTCTTACCTACACATCTAATAGATCCTATGGTCATTGGAACTCCCCCCTTCTTAACTTTTCAGCTACTTTTA